CATGAATGGGCTTTGGCAGGTGCGATCCGTGAAGTTCCGGAGCGTGAAGCCGTGAGAGCCGCCACAACCGCCGTCCAAAATTATCTGAACGCCGTGCGCGCCGATAACGACGCGCAGATGATCATGGCGGATTGCTACACCTTCACGCTCCGCACGGGAACGGTTCTCACCTACACAAACGCCGACGTAGCGATCACGCTCAACGGCTACATCTACCTCGCAAGTTCTGTTCGAATCAGCGGCTTGAAATTCAAATGCTCCGTTGGCCTCGAAGTCGACCAACAGCAGATTACCGTCGCGGCCTATACCACAGATACGGTTGGCGGTGTCCCTTTCTTGCAGGCCCTCAACAATGGCGTGTTTGACGGATGCGAAATCCAGCGGGAGCAAGTCTTTCTCAACTCATGGTCCCCCGCAGACTGTGCGGCCCCGATCGGCAGTGTCATTCTTTTTAAGGGACGCATCGGCGCCATCGACAGTATCGGCCGCACGTCCGCGCAGATCACGGTCAATTCCGATCTCGTGCTTCTTGATATGCAGATGCCGCGAAACACCTATTCGCCTTTCTGCCAGCATGTCCTCTATGATTCGGGCTGCACGCTATCCAAAGCGGCGCACGCGACGACCGGCGCCGTTGGCGCGGGATCGACGAACGCTGTGCTTAATTGGGCTAGCGCGTCGCAGAACTTCGCGCAAGGGACGCTCATCTTCACGTCCGGTGCCCTTTCGGGAGTCTCGGTCAGCATCAAGAGCGTCATCACGTCAACGTCGATGACTTATGCGTATCCGCTTATCGCGGTCCCCGCGCCAGGCGACACATTCACGGCCTATTGGGGCTGCGATCATACCCAAGCGACGTGCAACACCAAGTTCAGCAACAAGGTGAATTTTCGGGGATTCCCTTACGTTCCGAATCCAAGTTTTGCGATCTATTGACCATGGAGGAAGCACAGCGCGCAGCGATCGTCGCCGAAGCCAGATCGTGGATATCCACCCCTTATCACCACGCGGCGGACGTGAAATATATCGGCGTCGATTGCGGTCTTCTGATCGTGCGCGCCTTTGTAGACACAGGGCTCACAGAGGCATTTGATCCTCGCCCCTATCCACAGGATTGGATGTTGCATAGGGGCGAAGAAAAGTACCTCGGCTTCATCCTCAAGCACATGCGGGAAGTCGAGAGTCCGAGGCCGGGCGACGTGATGGTATTCCGCTTTGGCCGCTGTTATTCGCACGGTGGAATCGTCACAGCCGTCGATCCTCTCGCACTTGTCCACGCCTTCGCGAACTCGCGGTCGGTCATCGAGGAGGAAGTCGAGACCAGTTCGGCTCTCTGCGATCCTAACCGCAAACCTAGGTTCTTCTCATATTGGGCGCCGGTCTGATGGGCTTTCTAACAAGCGGCAACAATAATCCGAACAACTACGTCCCCTACTACGCCGGGCTGCAAATCCAAACGGCCGGAAGTGCGATCCCAATCGCGATTGTCTATGGATCAAACAAAATAGCCCCCAACGCTTTCTGGACGGGCGGATATTACGGATATTGGTATTCCGGAAACGGGTCCAGCAACAAAGGCAGCTCCAACAGCGGTAGCGGGCATTACGAATATCACACATCCTTCATGATGGGCCTTTGCGAAGGCCCAATCAAGGGAATCAGCACTGTTTGGAAGGGCAACCAGATAACCAACACCTTCTCGGCGGGTATCTGGACGATATTCAAGGGCACAACGACTCAGAACCCATGGGGGATTCTGAACACATATTTCGCCAGCCAAGCACTGGCGTATCGTGGCCTCGCCTATATCACATCCTACAATTACGATCTCGGGTCCACGCCAACTCTGCCTCAATATTCCTTCGAAGTGAACGGCATCCTAGATGGGTCGGCCGGCTTCGACGCGGCTGGCAACCACTGGGACGCTGATCCGGCGCAAATCATTCAAGATTTTCTGACGAGCGCGCAATATGGGGTCGGATTCCCGTCGGCCTCGATCGATCTGACAACCTTGTTGGGTTCGAGCGGAGATTCCTCGTACCAGACCTATTGCTCCGCGTCTTTCATCGCGATGAGCCCGGCTCTCACCAACCAGGAAACGGCGAACAGCATCCTCTCACGCTGGCTGAAACTTACCAATTCGACGGCGGTCTGGTCTGGCGGCAAGCTAAAGTTCATTCCGTATGGAGACGTGTCCGTGACCGGCGCGGCGCACGGCAGTCCTGTTACGTTCAACCCTAACGTGACGCCGATTTACAATTTGGACGACGACGACTTCATCAATGAAGACGGGAAGGACCCGCTGGAAGTTATCCGATCGGATCCGTTCGAATCCTACAATTGGCTGCGGCTGAATATGTCGCAAAGGCGCGTCATCGACGGGTACGGGGATCGAGAATATCGGGCCATTCCAATCGATGTTTGGGACCAGAACGCCATTGAGCTTTACGGGCTGCGCATGGGCTCGGATATCAGCGCCAACGAGATCTGCGATTCGAAGACCGCACAGATCATTGCGCAGTTGATTTTGCAGCGCCAGCTCTACGTCCGGAACACCTACCGGTTCAAGTTGTCCTTCGAGTATTGCCTGCTCGAACCCATGGATCTTGTAACGGTGACAGATGCGGCGGTCGGTCTCAATAATGTCACGGTGCGCATCACGTCGATCGAGGAGGGCACGGACGGCCTTCTTGACTTCACGGCCGAGGAATTTCCCGGCGGCCTCGCTGCGCTAGTGGCCTACCCTACCGGCATAGCGACCCCCAATTCGACCAACAAGGGGGTCATCCCGGCGCGCGTCAACGACCCGATTATTTTCGAGCCCCCGGCCAAGTTAACTGGCGGCTTACCCAGCGGCTCCAACCCCAGCACCCCCCCGAATGGCGCTGGGCAGTTGTGGGTAGCCCTCTCGGGGGGCGTCTCGCCAGTCTTCAAACTGTCCGAAGACGGCTCTACCGGCGTTCACTCGACCACAGAAACCGTCGTGTCTGTGCAGGCGAGCGGGGTGAGCATCACGTTCACAACCTATGCGCAAGCGGTGGACCGCAGTGCGATTCGATTGAACCTCTATAATGGGTCGGCCACAATTGGCTGCGATTTCGACCTGTCCGCCGGAGTTACAGGCACACCGGACGCGGGGATCACCGAGGCCGACATCGGGGATGCGGGTGGAGGCTGGTGGCAGATATCCATTACCGCCTTGATGGCGACATCGGGGACGCCAGTATTCACGATGCTTCTGGAGAGCGTTCTAGGCACTACGAGCTACGCCGGCGCGTCGGGCCACGGGGTTCTCATCTGGGCGCCAGGATATGCAGCAAATACCGAGGCCACAACGTTCCTGCCAGCCTTCTCTTCGGTCACGGGCGCCACTCTTCCGACGAACGGCGCCGCGCCGCCGTCAGGCGTCGTCGGGAATGCTGACCAGAATTGGGGTGGCGCCTTTGTTTGGCTCTCTACCGACGGGACGACCTACAACCAGATCGGCCTGACAAACTCCCCCGCCAAGCAGGGATACCTGACGGCTTCTCTTGCGGCGCCCTCCGCGAATCCGGACGTTACCAACACTTTGTCCGTGAACCTGATCGAAAGTGGCGGCGTCCTCTCCAGCGTGGCGGCCGCCGACGCGGCCAATGGCGCGTCCCTATGCTTGATCGATGGGGAGCTTCTCGCCTATGAGACAGCGACCCTAACAGGAACTAATGCCTACGACCTGACGACGCTATACCGGGGATTTTATGACACAACGCCGGCGGCGCATTCCAATGGCGCCAAGTTTACCTATATCGACGATTCGGTGTTTACCTATACCCTTCCTGCATCTCTTATTGGCGTTCCTATTTACCTTAAATTTCAAAGCTTTAACGTATTCGGGCTGGCCGTCGAAGACTTGTCGGAGTGCACCGTCTACAACTACACGCCTTCTGGAGCGAGCGCGTTCGGATTGGCTGGGTCCGGATCAAATAATGATATCACGGCGATAAATCAGCAACTACAGGCGCCCGTAGTCGTGAATTCAAATAGTTATTTTAACGTGATAGGTGGCAACGGCGCGCAGTTTATTTTTGATTGCATTGTAGATACCATAAATACAACAAGCGGAACTACTGTTGACGGGACTAAAACAATCCCTGCAAATGCTATAGTATTCGGCGTTGGCATTTATATAATATCCACCGTAGGTCTATCCGGCGGTGCGACCAAAATAAACGTCGGGGCAAATCCAGGAAGCGCCACTTTGTATGCAACTGGATATAGCGGACTTACAACAGGAACAAGCGCTTATCTAAATGTGCCAAACAATATCCTTACGACTACGGCGGCTTCTGTCGTTAGGCTTACAGCCTCTGGGGGCCTTGGAACGCCCCATTTTTCGGGCGGTTCGGTGCGGATAGCCCTATTCTATTGCGTTCCGACGCCGCCGACCAGCTAATCATAGACCCAATTTGCTAAAAGCTGCCCCTCATGTTACAAGGGGGCTAAATGTTTTGTCTATAAATCCCCATCCCGGACTGAGGAACCTAAATGACGTCTGTTCTGATGTGGCCTCCCTCGACAGGCATGGATGACCCTATCTCTTATGAGGGGAGAACTTACTCGGCGATTCCAGGGGTTCCAATCAGCGTTCCTTCCTTCGATGTCCCGATCCTAGAGGCAAACGGCTGGAGGCAGTTCTCTCTCGTGCCGGGGTCTTCGACAGAATCCATGATGAATCCGGGTGGAAAGCCGAGCACCTTGACGGTAAGCGGCCGCCAATATACGTGCGCGCCTGGCAGTTCCATAACGGTGCCCAAAATCGACCGCAATGCGCTGGAGGCGAACGGCTGGGTTCGCGTGAAGAATGTCTCTTTCACGAATTCCGTAAATGCCATCACGGTTCCCGCCGGCGCCTTGGCGGTCTTTTCGGTGATCCGGACCACGGGTTGGAATGGATTCTGCCTCCAAGTCAGACGGTCCGTTGACAACGCGACTCTCGATATCGGGTTTGTAGGAAATGTCGTCGACTGGGCTACCGCAGACGCCTTTGCAGTGGGAAGCACTCTGGAAGTGTCGATCTGGTACGACCAAAGCGGCAATGGATACAATTACATAGGCAGCGCGACGCCAGGCCAAGCGCCGCTGTTTGTTCGTGAGTCGCATTGGAAGGGCATTCGGCCGCTCACC